TTAACTATTTGAGGTTGTTCTCTTACTTGTTTTTCAAAGTTCTTAGCAACTTGTAATGAATTATCCTCAACAGTTATTTTCATCTAATTAGTTTAAGTCTATGATAAGGTGCTTTTTCTGCATCTGCGATTGTATTAGAATCATCAGCATCATATTCTACACCATCTCTTAAAATAGATTCCATCTCATCAGCATACATTTGTTGATAGTGTTTCATCATAACTTGGAATCTGTCAGGGTTATCGTTTGAGTTAAATTTAGTTAATTGTGGACAAGCATAAAAACCTATTACTCTAAATACACTTGCTCGTTTAAATTGTGCATCAGTTAATAGTGTTGCGTCCATTTCAGTTGTGTTTAAGATAGCTATATCTCTATAAGTTTCTTTTGAGTAAACTGGAAACCATCTTATTCTTAAATCTCGTTCTATATCTGCTCGTGCTTGTGCGTGGTAATCATTTGGAGAAGTAAAGTTAGCTATTCCAAAAGTTAAAATATCTGGTTGGTAAAATGTTAAATCTGAATCAGTAGAAAAATTTGCCATAGTAATATTTAGTTGGTGGGGCTTTTACACCCCACCGAAGTTTAATTAAAGAGCAGTATCAGTTTTTACAGTTACTCCATAAGTGTCTTTTAATACACCTACTCCATAAGTAATGCTAGATACGATCTCAGTTGCTCTTAGAGAAGCATCTCTTTGAGTCTCAACTTTGAAATCTTCTTTTAATGCTAAACCTAATGATTGTGGGTGAAATACTCCACCGAATGAATCATCATAAGCATCAATTGAAATGTTTGCGTTTTCAAAAATATCAATACCAGCAATTCTACCGATATATCCATTTCTTAAAGCTTCATTTCCAATTTCAGAAATTGCATAACCAGAACTTGTAGTTGTGTAAGCTGGTTGTGTTAAAGTTTTCTTTAAATTGAAAGTAGCTTTAGGGTGAAACACAGCATAGTAAGGTGCAGGTACGTTTGCACTTCTTAAAATAGCTTGTGCTTTGAAAAGCAAGTCAGCAGTCAATTCTGTTCCAGCACCACCTTGATCGTTTGCAGATGCAAAGTCATCAAGTAGTCCTGCTAAATCAGTATCAACTTTTTTAGCGATTGCTTCACCGAATAATTTTCCAATGTCAGCACCAACATTTCTACTAGCTGAATCTCTAGCTAAGTCAGTTAATGTTGTCATAACACCAATTTCAGAAGCTGTGATAGTTGCTGAAGTTGGGTTTACTGCTGTATTAGATAAATCAGAAGCTTCGTTTACTGCTGAAGCACTGATTGTTGGGTACACAGGAACTTCAATAGTTTTACCTTGTCCACTTATTGGGTAAGTAGTTACAAGTGGTCTCATAACTGAAGTTTCTTGGAATGTGAATATAGCTTCTTGAGTTATATTCGTAAAAAGTTCACTTAGTGTTGAACTTGTTGTTTCGTTTGCCATAGTTTTTTATAGTTTGTTGTTGTTGTTAGTTATTTTCATTTTAAATATACCTTGTTCTCGTTGTTTCCTCATGTCAGCATAAATTTTTCTGTCATTAGGATTACTTAAATCAAGATCACCAATATTTACTTGCTTTGGAGTAGCACCACCAATCTGACCTTTGCTACCTGCACCACTTGGTGTGGCAGTAACATGGTGTGGATTGTTTTTTAAATAATCAGCAACCAAATCATTAACTGACATTGGTTCGCCTTTATCTGAATATCTAGGAGTTCCATCTTCGTTGATAACTTCAACAGAACCTTGATCGTTTAGTCTAACATTTGATCTTAGTAGTTGTTTAACTTCAGCAGGTTTAACTGCTTTCATTCCACTAGCTACATTGACTAAAGTTTCGTCTATACGAATCCTTTTTAATTCAGTCTCCAACGATTGAATCTTTTGATCTTTCTTTGATACTGTTTCCTTCAGAACTTTATCAAACTCGCCACGTTGTTTAGCGATTTCTAGTTCTTTAAGTTTCTTTTCTTCTAATAACTTTTTAGCTTCTTCAATATCTATGCCATCAAGTTTATTAGATACAGATTTTTTATATCTATCTAAACGTCTTTGAACTATGTTCTCTAACTGCTCAGCAGTAAAAACTTTGTTCTCAGTTTGTTCAGAAACTTCTTTTACTCCAGCATTGTCTTGAGATGCTGTATTCTCAACCGACTCTTGTTTTACTTGGTCGTTCATTGTTTGTTCTCCTTCTATATGTTTATAATGCTCAATTATCAAGATAATTGTAAAAATGCAACAAAGTTGTTGCTAAAATGTTCTATTCTGCTGTGTATTCAAAAGTACCATCTTCTTTGATAGTACCCCAATCAGGATTTACTGGTTGCCAATGATGCCTACAATTATATCCACCTCTATCTAAGAATGGGTCGCTACCTGATTTTCCTTGCCAATCTTGTTGCCATAATTGTCTAGCTTCATCTTCTGTAAATATTTTATTAACGTGTTCTACACAAAAATCTCTACTATCTCTAATGATAGTTCCATAATAAACATAGCTAGTTAATCCTAATTCATCTGCTCTATATTTTGCAAATTGTCCATCAAATCCCATTAAAGCATCTTGGACTATTTGACCTGAATAAACTGCTAGGTTTGCACCAGTTACAGTAGAACCATAAGATTGTTTGAGTTCATCTACTGCTGTTTTAAATTCTTCTGTATTTGTCTTACCAGCGATCTTTTGTTTCTGTATGAAGTCCACAAGTTCTTGTTGTTTTCTTGTATCTGCTTGTTGGTAGATACCATTAATCTTGCTTCTAATTGTATCAACTACTTCCTGAAATGGTTTGCCTACTAATGTAGATTGATAAACTTCTTGTGCTAATGTGTTAGTGAACTCGGTAGCTAAATTTTGAAATTGACTAAATGCTATTTTCTTTAATTGTTGAATAGTAACTAAATCAGCTTCAGTGATTTGTTTAAACTCATTTGGTATTGGAAGCTTTCCATAAGTTGCTACAATAGTTCCTGCAATCTTATCATAATCATTTATGAATGTTTGAACCTTAGCTAAATAAAGTTCTTCTATTGCTTGTTGTAGTTTTGGTCTTATTTCTATTGCAAGTCTTGTATTGAATAATGCACCATCTTGAATTGGAAGTTCAGATACAGTTTGTACAACTCTTTGTTCTAAAGTTCTTAAAGTATCGTTTAATAGTTTTTGATGTTGTGCTTCTAAATTGTTTACAGCTTTTGCTCTTATAGCTTGTAGTTCTTGTAATAAATCTTGTGCCACATTAAACTGTTGGTAATGTTATTGGTTGTTGTGGAAACTCACCGATTGCAGTTGTGTTCTGATCTATTTCTTGATCTATAATTTCTAACATATCATCTTCTTCAATTACAGTTCTTGCAATTTGTTTATCTAATTCTTTATTGAATGTAGATGATTTAATGTTTGAAGCTTTTGCTTGTTGTAATAATTCTAAATCAGTTGCCCAATCTCTAATATCAAATGATGAAGGATATTCTACTTCTCCATCAAATACTGTATCTTGCCATAATGCAAATAGTCTCCAAATTTGTTCTTCAGCTAATTCCATAAGTTTTGCTTTTTGTGCAAGTCTAGCATTTAATAATTGAAACTCAGTTCTTAGTGCTATGCCAGATTGTATTCTCTCTCCTGTTGCTCTAATAGCCCCAACATGAGACAATCTATTAATAGCTTCTACTTTGTGCATGATTGATTTAATTACTCCATCTAAATTACTTCCACTTGGTTGTAAGATATAAGGTTTTAAATTTGCATCAATGTTATCAGGAATTTCTATAATAGAACCTGCACCACCAACAGCTTCAGTATCTCTAGTTTTAACTAATGATGGGTGATTAGATATTCTAATAATTTGTTCAATCTCAGATAATTCATTGTAAATAGATTTTTGTAAATCTGCTATGTCAGTTAAATCAGAAACTCCTAAACCTCTCATAGGTGATCTTTGATTGTATAAAATAACAGCAGGTATTCTTCCAATAGGATTTGGAACTGAATCAACTAATACAGGTTCATCTCTATTTGCTGTTGGTAAAAATACTGTATCAATTTTATCTTCATACCAAATTTTATAAACTTCTTTATCATCTTCTATTGATTCTCTAATTTTTAAATATTCTAAATAATAATAACCTTGTGGTGATCTTGTGTACTTCCAGTCTAATACATTCTCAGGAGTATAGACATTTAGATATGGTCTAATGTTTTGTTCTAGTTCTTCTCCACGTGTCATTACATTAGTAGAAGGTTTATCCACGATAATCCAACAATGTCCATAAACAGAAGCATAGTTTTGTACTTCTCTCATTAGAGCATCAAATGTTCTACCTTCATAATCTGCATCATCTAAGAATTGATCTACTGATGGGTCGTCTTGTAATGTTCCAAGTTCTCTAGTTGGTGGAACTCTAAATAGGAATGATGAATAAATATCTATTACGTTTCTAGCATGATTGTCTAATGGTGTGTAAGCAAGTCTTTTAAAATATTCTGATTCTAATTCTAGTTGATATTCTTGTAGGAATTTTCCATCTTGGTATTCTTTGCCACCTAAATATGATCTGATGTAATATTCCCATCTTGGCATCATACCTTTGTATTGTGTGTGTTGCTGTTCTATATCTTTTCTTGTGTATGCCATTATGAAAATCTTTTAGGTTCTGATTTTGGTAAGTTTGAAGTAATTGGAAATATGTATTCTATTGCGTAACCTAATGCGTCAGTCATGTGATCGTAGCCATTGTTCTTTTCAGGTTGATTTGTACCTTCTTTATAAACTTGTTTCATTAAGCTATTAATTAGTGTTTTGCAAGAAGGATTAATAAAAATACTTCTCTTACCATCAAATGCTTTTAGTTTACTGTTCACAGCATTAACTCTATCTCTAACTAAAGCATGAGTAGATTTAGCTTTAACATTTAAACCAGCATTTTGCAAGATAGTAAGATCAGTTCTACCACCAGCAGAAGTTTTACGTTGTCTTGATGCTGGGTCAGGATAAACAATAATTTTAGATTTATTATATCTAGACAATAATTCATCAATAAATTCGTCAGTATTAGAACTATAAATAACTATCTCATCAAATACATAAGCGATACCATTCTTAACATGGAATAGACAAGCTGACATTGGGTCTATGTTAAAGTCCAAGCCAATATGAATAATAGCATCTTTATCGTACTTACATTCTTGGACATTCTGTTCTCTATCAAAGTTGTAATAAACAACTCCTGAGTATGTTTCAAATGAAGCTAAGTATTCTTGTCTAAATGTTCTCTCGTCTAAATCTCGTTTAGCTTGTTCTATTTCTTCTGCATCAACTTGACCACCATCTAATGTTGTGTACTTAAATGATTTCCACTCAGGGTCATCTCCTAATCCCTTCTGGTAAATCTCATAAGACCAGTTACCAAATCCTCTAGGTGTTCCTATAAATAATACATTACCAGTAACGTGTTTATCTGAGATTGTTGGTCTAAGAACTTCAGTCCAAGCTTCTACTGGTATATCTGCATACTCATCAAGCAATAGGAAGTCTAATCCTACTCCTCGTAAATTATCAGGAGATTTATCAGCACCTTTTAAACTAATCTG